AGTTGGTACGATTATTATAATGTAGCTCAGTTCTATGAGAATAGTATCTTCCATAGAGATACCGCTACCTTACTATACTTTAACTACAAGACAACTCAAAAGATAGTTTACAAGAAGAAGTATCTTGATAATGGTGGTGTGCGTTATGTGGAAAAAGATGATTCATTCAACCCTCCTGCTGAAATGATGGAGGAAGGTCGATTTGAAAGAATTGAAAAAACTATTGACGTATGGTACGAGGGTGTTATGGTGATGGGAACTAATATTATTCTCAAGTGGGAGCTTGCTAAGAATATGGTTAGACCTAAGTCTTCATCTCAACACGCAATACCTAATTATGTTGCTTGTGCTCCAAGATTATACAAGGGTAATATTGAGTCATTGGTTAGGCGAATGATACCATTTGCTGATTTGATTCAGATTACTCATTTGAAGTTGCAACAAGTAATTGCTAGAACTGTACCTGATGGTGTATTTATTGATGCGGATGGATTGAATGAAGTTGACTTGGGAACAGGTGCTGCTTATAATCCTGAGGACGCTCTTAAGTTATACTTCCAAACGGGTTCTGTTATTGGTAGATCGTATACGCAAGATGGTGACTTCAATAATGCTAGAGTTCCAATTCAAGAGCTTAATTCAAATTCTGGAGCCAATAAAGCTCAGATGTTGATATACAACTATAACCACTATCTAAATATGATACGTACGGTTACCGGATTGAATGAAGCTAGAGATGCGTCAACTCCTGATGCGAACTCTTTGGTTGGATTGCAGAAGCTTGCAGCATTGAATTCAAATACCGCTACTAGACATATATTGGATGCAGGTCTTCATATTGTTAAGAGTATATCTGAGGCATTAACTTATCGTATAGCTGATATTTTAGAGTATGCTGATTTCAAGGATGACTTTGCAAGCAGAATAGGGAAGTACAATGTATCTATATTGAATGAGATAAAAGACTTGTACATCTATGACTTTGGTGTTTTCATTGAGATATCTCCAGATGAGGAGCAGAAAGCTCAGCTTGAGCAGAATATCCAAATGGCTTTATCTCAAGGTGATATCAATCTTGAGGATGCAATTGACATTCGTGAGATTAAGAACATCAAGTTGGCTAACCAATTGCTTAAGGTTAAGCGTATCAAAAAGCAAGAAAAAGAGCAGCAGTATGAGATGCAGAAGCAACAGATGGTTGCTAATCAGCAAATGGAATCTCAGAAGATGGCGGCTCAAGTTGCCTTGCAGAAGATTGATGCTGAAGGCCAAAGTAAGATGCGTACTAAACAGGCTGAGATTGCTTTTGAAATCGAGAAGATGAAGAATGAAGCAGAGCTTAAGCGTATGTTGATGGCTGAAGAATTCCAATATCAAATGAGGATTGCTGAGTTACAAGGTGGTACTTTGAAGGATAGGGAAGAGATGAAAGAAAAAGCAAAAGATAAACGTATAAGTTTACAAAACACACAACAATCTAAACTTATAAGTCAAAGGAAAAACGACTTACCTCCTATCAACTTTGAATCTAACGAGGATAGTCTAGATGGCTTTGACTTAGCAGAGTTTGAACCGAGATAAAAAAATTATATTAAATTTGCAATTATAAAAATCTAATCAAATGGAAATTAAAGTAAAAGAGGTTAACGTAGGTGAGGAGAAAAGCGTTCAAGAAGTTGAAGAGCAGCTCCTTAACGAACACGAAGAAAAAGTAGGCGCAGAAGAAGAAAACCAAGCGCAAACAGAGAGTGTTCAAGAAAACGAGGCGATCAGTGACACTGAACAGCCTGCTGAAGTTGTACAAGATGATGTACAATCTGATGTACAAGCACCTGAGTTAACCGAGGAAGACGTTCTGTCATTTATAAAGAATAGGTATGATAAGGAAATCAATTCTATTGATGACCTTGTTACTGAGCGTGAGCAAGAAGATTTACCAGATGATATTGCCAACTACATGAAGTATAGGCAAGAGACTGGTAGAAGTTTTGATGATTACATGAAGTTGAATGAAGACTTCGATAGTATGGATCAAGATTCTTTATTACGCCAATACTTTAAACAAACTCAAGATGGCTTAGATGATGAAGACATTGATGTTCTAATGGAAGATTATTCTTACGATGAGGACATAGATGACGATTCAACTATAAAGAAAGCCAAAGTTGAGAAGAAAAAAAAGATTGCTGAAGCCAAAAAATATTTCAACTCTCAGAAGGAGAAATACAAAGTGCCCCTTGAGTCAAGTACGGCATCAATTGATCCCCAAGAGAAAGAAGATTTGGAGGCCTATAAGCGATATATTGCTGAGGCAAAAACAATTGAGGAAGAGTCTGAGCGTAAACGCAATTGGTTTGTTGATAAGACCAATGAAGTTTTCAATGATGAGTTCAAAGGTTTTGAATTCAAAATCAATGATAACGTGATGCAGTTTAAGCCAGCTGAAGCTTCGGAACTTAAAAAATCTCAGTTGAATCCACAGAACTTCATACAGAAGTATTTGGATGAGAACGGGATGATTAAAGATGCCAAAGGTTACCACAAGAGTTTAGCCGTAGCCATGAACCCCGAAAGGTTCGCAAAGTTCTTTTATGAACAAGGTGTTGCAGCAGCGACTGAAGATGTAAACAAAAAGATTAAAAACATCGACATGAGTGAACGCAAATCTCCTGAAATTGTGAGCAAGAACGGAGTACAGGTTAGGTCTGTGAATCCTGACTCTGGAAGGGGATTGAAAATTCGCAGTAAACGTAAAAACTAAAAAACTAAAAAACTAAAAAAATGTCTGTATTAACTACACCTGGTTATCAGTTGCAGCCATCCGCTCAACAGGTAGCCCTTGCTACTAACTATATTACCGACTTCAACTTCTTGAATCAGTATCTTCCTGATACTTATGAGAAGGAGTTCGAGCGTTACGGTAATCGTACTGTTGCATCTTTCCTACGTATGGTGGGAGCTGAGATGCCTTCTAACTCTGACTTGATTAAGTGGGCTGAGCAAGGCCGTTTACACGTTAAGTACACCAACTGTACTACAACTGTAATCACTAACTCTGACACAGCTACTTTCACAATCAACGATGTACTTAATCCTGATCGTGCTGCTATTGGCCTTACTGCTGGTAGTATCGCTATCCGTGTAGGTCAAACTGTTGTTGTTACTCCTAATGCTAACCCAACTGGTGCTGCTACTCAGAACAAAGCTATTGTTACTGCTGTAAACACTGGTGCTGGTACTATTGACGTAGCTTTCTACGAAGCTGCTGGTATGAGTAATGGTAACGCTGGTAACACTTACTCTATCTTCATTTATGGTTCTGAGTTCGGAAAAGGAACTGACGGAATGCAAGGTTCTTTGGAGGCTGACGATGAAATCTTTGAAAATAGCCCAATCATCCTTAAGGATAGATACTCTGTATCTGGTTCTGACATGGCTCAAATCGGATGGGTTGAAGTTTCTACTGAGAATGGTGCTACTGGTTACCTTTGGTACTTAAAGTCTGAGCATGAGACTCGTCTACGTTTTGAAGACTATCTTGAGACTTCTATGATTGAAGCTGTTCCTGCTGCTACTGGTTCTGGAGCTGTTGCTGCTGGTTACAAAGGTTCTGAAGGTGTATTCTACGCTGTAAACAACCGTGGTAACGTATTCGGTGGTGGAACTCCTGAGACTTTGGCTGACTTTGATAACATCATCAAGCGTCTTGACAAGCAAGGTTCTATTGAAGAGAACGTATTGTTCTTGAGCCGTGACTCTAGCTTCGCTATCGATGATATGTTAGCTGAGCAGAATAGCTACGGTGCTGGTGGAACTAGCTACGGTCTATTCGACAACGATGAGGAAATGGCCTTGAATCTTGGATTCTCTGGATTCCGCAGAGGTTATGACTTCTATAAGACTGATTGGAAGTACTTAAACGACCCAACCATGCGTGGTGGAACTGATACCGATGGTGTTACTTTCGGATCTAACACTGCTAGTTTGGTTACAGGTATGTTAGTTCCTGCTGGTTCTACTACTGTATATGACCAAATCATGGGTAAGAACGCTAAGCGTCCATTCTTGCACGTACGCTACCGTGCGTCTGAGACTGAGGATCGTCGCTACAAGACTTGGATTACTGGTTCTGCTGGTGGTGCAATGACAAGCGAAAAAGACGCTATGGAAGTTCACTTCCTATCTGAGCGTTGTGTTTGTACTTTAGGTGCTAACAACTTCTTCTTGTTCCGTTACGGTGCATAATTCATAATTTGTTTAACATGGGGGATGGTTAATCCCGTCCCCCTTTTTTTTAATATAATCAAATGAAATATAACGTAAAAGCAGGCGATAAGGTGTACCGCCTAAAAAACTCTTCACCTTTATCTTTCATGCTTCCTTCTAGAAGCACAAAGCGTTTTCCATTATTATACTTTGATGAGAAAACCAATTCAAACAGACCTTTACGATATGCTGTAAACCAAAAAAGCCCATTTGAGGATGAGCAAGATGGTAACGCTATTATAGGTGCTGTTATTTTTGAGGATGGTATGTTAAGCGTACCAAAGACTAATCCAGTATTACAAGCTTTCTTACATTACCACCCTATGAATGGGCAGGTGTTTGAGGAGCTTAACTACGAGAGAGATGCTGAGACTGAGCTTGAAAATATGGCTTCTGAGGTTGATGCTTTAATAGCTGCCAAGGAGTTGAGTATTGAGGAGCTAGAGAGTGTATCAAGAATCTTGTTTAATACTGACCCTATGAACTTTACAACCGCAGAGCTTAAGCGTGACGTAATGGTATTTGCTAAGCGAAACCCTCAAGAGTTCTTAGATGTACTTGGGGATCCTGACTTGAAGTTAGAGTCTAAAGTGCGTAAATTCTTTGACGAGGGTCATCTTACATTTAGAAATAACGAACGTGAAGTATGGTTCAATACCAAGTCAAATAAGAAAAAAATGATGAATATTCCTTTCGGGGAGAATCCATTTACATTAGTTTCTTTATATTTGCAGAGTGACGAAGGTATTGACTCTTTGACGTTGCTTGAAAGTCAGTAATAATTTCTGTTTCATAATATTACTTGTTTAATGGTTAAGGGGGAGTTAAAAGCTCCCTCTTTTTTTTTATTTATCTTTGTGTAAAACAAGGTGTAATGATTAACTCTATAAGGAATACGGTACTGTCCGTTCTTAATAAAAACAACTACGGTTATATCTCACCATCAGACTTCAATTTGTTCGCAAAGCAGGCTCAATTAGAGATATTTGAAGAGTATTTCTCAAGGTATAATACCATTGTAAACTTGCAAAATGCACGATTGTCTGGAACTGAATATGGTGATGAACTTAAGACTATAGAGGAGGCTATTGAAGTATTCTCTACTACTAACTACTTGAGTAACAGTGACAGGAATGTATTTTTCTTGCCATCTATCACAACTACAGGTGATGATTATTTCCTACTTAACAAGGTTACTTGCTATCCGGTAAAGTTATTGGATGGTACTACTACAGCGAATACGGCTAATAGGTTGGTTGACTCAGCTGCTGACTTTGTTACTAGTGGTATTGAGGAAGATGATGTTGTAGCAAACAACGACACAGGAGAGGTTGCTGTCGTAACTGAAGTTATAAGTGCTACTGAGTTGGGTTTGTCTGCTAATATATTCACAGCTTTCCCTGAGGCTTATTCTATCTATGATGAGGATGAGTCTAGCGAATCTGAAAAGGTAAGCCACAACAGAATAGATATGTTGCGTAAGTCTTTGCTTACGGCTCCTAATAACAAGTACCCAATATACACGCAAGAGGATATATCTCTCAAGGTATTCCCAAAGACAATAAATTCAGTTGGGCAAGTTTGGGCTCAATACTTCAGGTATCCTGCTGATCCTAAATGGACATACGTTACACTAGTTAGTGGTGAGCCATCTTTCGACCAAACGCAGCCAGACTATCAAGACTTTGAGTTGCCTATAGAGGATGAGTACCGCCTAGTCGCTAAAATACTTCAGTACTCTGGTATGTCTATACGTGAGAACGATATATATAGTTTTGCTAAGAGAGAAGAAACTGAACAGTCTAACAACGATTCTAAATAATAATGGCATATATATCAGACTTTAAATACTACACTAACAACGGTCAGGCTCCTGAGGATTCCAATTGGGGCTCATACCAATACGTTAGTTTGTACGATATAGTAAACAACTTTCAGTTGATGTATACTGGGAATAACTCTCTAGTGAATAATGAAGAAAGGTACAAGATTATCTTCCATGCTAAGAGAGGTATACAAGAGTTGAACTATGATGCATTCAAGGAAGTGAAAGTTCTTGAGTTAGATGTGGCAGAGTCTCTCAGATTTGTGCTACCTCCTGACTTTGTAAATTGGGTTCGTATATCTTTATTCAAGGATGGTATATTATTCCCGATGACGGAGAATGTTCAAATACTATCTTCTAATTCATACCTGCAAGACAATAGTGCGAATATTTTGTTTGATTCAGATGGTAACATATTGAAGCCTGAGAATTCAAATATTGATTATGAGCGTTTGCAAGGAACAAAGAAATCCATCTACCTAAACCCAAACAATATGTTTAAT